CCGTGTAAGGAGTCATTTAGAAGGTTTTATTTAAAGTAAATATTTCAGAATATATAGAATTACCGGAATTAGCAGTATCCCATTGGGCTGTAACTGATAGGGTATTATTTATTGTAGTATCAAAAGTGGTTGAGTTTATGGTACTAAAATTAATACCTTGGAAATCGGTTGATGCTTCTTTAGTATACATAAAAGCACCAGCTGTTGCTATATCTGCTACACCAGCAGCACCTATTTCATGAAGTGAAAAATATATTTCTAATTTATAACCATTACTAGTAGCACCTGCCATAGTAATATTTCCTGTATCTGCTAATACAACAGACCCTGCTTTGATTCTTATTCTTAAATTATTATTATTTTGTGAAGAAAGAGTTCCAGTTATAATAGCATGGTAAGCGTCCCCTTTTGTAAATCTATTAGCAGGAACTGATAGTGTACCTACTCCCCCACCTATTAAACTTAATTCGGATGTTGTATTAACAATAGGAGTACTAGAACCAGTTTGATTAAATAATCCATAGTTATTTCCGGGGACATAGATCATATTATTCAGTGTGGTGTATTTTGTTACACCACCTTGTACTGCAGCAAATAATTCTGTTCCATCTAATGTACCCGCTGGGGGTAATCCTGATATTGGTAAATTAGGCATATCCTGTTATTAAAATTTTACTTCCGTCTTCTTGTTCTAAATCAAATAAATCTTCTTGTAATAACACACCTATAACTTGAAGAGTTAAGGGTTTTGGTCCTTTAGGTTGATCATTTAACCAATTTTGTCTTGCAAGAGATAAGTCATAGATATATTGATTATATTCTTTTACCTGTTCGTTTAATTGGAGTTTACTAATTCTATCCAATTTAACAAACTGAGGCCATGATATTTCTTCAAAGATGTTCATTCTCCTTTACGCTCTTGCCATTCGTAAGATACACTATCTTTTTCAATAGGACCACCTTTAGCCCAAGTTCTACAAGTACGAGCTGAATGACATTTGAAACTGTGCATCCAACAATATCCTAATCTACCATTATCATCTGATAAAGGTCCAGGCATACAATCTTCCATTCTTGGGGAAATATCAAAAGCGGCACAATTAGCACATAAAGATTGTTTAGCAGCTTCAACTGTTGTATCCCAATGTTCTGCTAATTCATCCCAAAAATCTCCAGGTTCATCAACATTTAAAGGACCATATTTAATATAATCGGCTTTAATAGCTGAGTCTCTATTTCTGGTGTTAAGTTCTAAGTCTTGTGTGGGAAGAGGACAAGCCATCGCTGCTTCGTATAATTTTCCTTCAGCTAAATATTGTTTTAAGTCAAAAGTGTCCATATTATTTTGTTTTTCCCCATTTAGTACCTTTACCAGGTGTTTTACATTGAGCAGGTGTAGGACGGCATGATGGGTATTTGGAGCGTTTTTCTCCTTCTTCACGTCCACATGCTTTATATCCTGTTACTTTACCATCTTTTCTGATTGGTGCATTACAATCAACCCATCCACCTTTTTTACCAGGTGTTCCTTTACGTTTAAACCAAGTGCGGAGAGTTTCTTTTACTTTTTCTTGGATTACTTCTTCTTTTATACCTTTCCAAATCATTCCTTTGCGGCATTTTACAACAGCGCCGGATTTGTAAGCAGATGGTTTGTCGTATTTGCGGTCTGCAATACGAAGACATCTGTCACGTTTTTTCTTTTCTTCAGAAAGAACTTCGTTGATAAGTTTATCCAATCTATCCATCACCAGAATCCTGAAAAAGATGATTTTAATCCGAGTAATTTAGCGTATCTTGGTAAGCGACATGACCAGTAAGATGGTTTTGTTCTATCTTTTTTATTTTTACAATCGTGACGTGCAGCAAATGCTCTACGTGCTTTTGGATCGTTTATTTTAGCAGACATACCTGCTTGTCCAAAAGATACTTTTTTAACTTTTCCTTTATCTCTAACGTAAACGTAGAATTTTTTAGATCCACCACGTTTTGGTTTTCCAATTGGTGGGGTTTTCTTTTTATCTTCAGCTTCTTCAAGCTCTTCTTCCTCTAACATAGGTAGATCTAAAGGAACTTTTTTACCTTCATACATTCCATAGTTACCTAGATCAGTTTCCTCTAAAATTTCTTTATCATCGTCATTAACATGAATTACTTCACGTAAATACAATGAACGAGCTTCTGCCCATAAATTAAGGAACGATTTGGAACCATATCGGAACGTGTTTTCGGTAAGTGGGAGTTTATTTTCCACGTGATAACGCAGATTTTCCGATAATATTTCCTTTGGGGCTATACTTTCGTTTAAGATAACGCCAGCGTTACCTACGTTTTCACAAGTGTTACAACCACAGCTACATTTTTCTTCTGTAACATGGTGATATACTTCTTGGATGAGTTTTTTAAGGCGAGTCTTGTCCATGATAATAAATATTAATTGAAAGAATCGTACTTTAATCTTACGACATTACCTTTTAAATCATCACTATCTTTTCTGAATAATGATTTTTTGGTTTGGAGGAGTGCTCTTAAACCTCTTGTTTTTCTTCTACTTTTATCGTGTCTAATATTCAAAATAGGTTGAGCGTTATCGGCAATAACATCTTCCATAGTAACATAAAGTTTACTACAAGTTATAGTCAATGTATCTCCTTCTACTTTAAAATCACCAGGTCTCCAAGTACGAACAGCAACAGGAACATTATCGTTTCCAAAAATAACTTGCTGTACATCTTGTTCTGGTAGGTCATCTACAATAACTCCTGAAATGGGTTTATCTTCTTTTTTATTGTACATTTTGATAATAACCTTATCTTCATTTCCTCTTGCATCAACATAAGGAACATAAGATACAGCATCACCTAATTTACCTGTAACAATAGCATCTGCTAGGTTTGCTACTTCATTTTTGAATCGTACATCAGCAGATTCCCAATATATTGCATTATCTTTTTTTAAAGATAAACCTCCTATTTTTTTCTCACCATCATAGAAATCAACATCTGATTTTGAATAGTCTGAGGTTTCTAGTCCAGTACCAACTGCTTTTGAAATGTTTGGGTATTTGACTGATTTTTTACCATCAGTTATGATAATATTTTTAGGACCACCTTCTAAAGCAGTATTAACATTGTTAATGAATATATCTTCATTATCTAGACCTGCAGATCCTGTTCCTTGTTTTTCACTAGGTTTAACACCAAATTTAACATCACCATAATAGAATTGTCCTATAGAAGAAAAACTAGATGGGGTTGGATCATATTTAATATCTGTACCTGTTTTAGTTTTAATAGCTTCGATTTTATCAACATACGATAAACGTTCAGAGCCAGGAACCAAAACATAAAAGTTATATCCTGAAATTTTGAAGTCTTTATCTTCAAGACCTAATTCACTTTTAAGGATATTCATGATCTCTTCAGCATCTTGACGTTTATCCTCATCTAAAAGATGAAATTCACCCTCAACGATTTCACTAATCATTTGGCTAAGAAAGTTAATATCCTGATCATTTTTCATGTCAGGATATCCTTTTGGAAATTTGTAAGATACGCTTCGTATAAATTGTTCTAAAATATCCATTATGCTTCTGCTGGTGTTTCTTCTGGTGTTTCAGCTGCTGGGGTTTCTGCTGGTGCTTCTGCTCCTGGAAGTTCAGCTCCTAAATCAGCGGCTCCACCTTCAGCTCCCATTTCTGCTCCTTCTTCTGCTTTAGCACCATAGCGTAAAATATTTGCTATAGACATAGCAGCTCTTTCTTCTTCAGGTAAATTAAGTAGGTAATATTTTTTACCTTCTACCTGTGCAACCCAACTACGTTTACCATAGATCAAATAAAACAGTTGTCCGTTTTGTAGATTGATTCTAAATGTAGAAGGACGTGGTGCAACCCAATCAATTGATGCTACAAAGCTATCATATTCTGGGGTTAATAGGTCAACGATAACTTTTTTAAGCTCAGGGAATTTGGTCAATTCATCATATTGAACTGCCTCTTCAGGTGTTACTGTCAT